GATATTACCCGAAGCAAGTGAAGTATTACCTTGTATGTTACCACCTTGTAGTGATAAGTTTCCGTCAGCGTTAGCAGATACGTTACCAGAACCTGAACCAGAACCAGTACCTGAACCTGAGTTGACGAGTGCAGCACCTGAGTCATAACCCATACATCTCCAGTTTCCTGAAGGAGAAGTGTTACTTTGACGACCAGTTGCGTCACTATAACGTAATGACGAACCGGCTAATGTTGAACCGGGGTTGGTTGCTGAGTTTTCAGCACCTGATTGTTGTAAGAACGCATAAGTACCAACGTCTCCAACCGAAGCGTTAGCGTTGACTGTCGCATCCAAAACGATAGTCGCTGTGTTTATCGCACTTATTCTTTTGTCTGAATCAACTGTAATTACAGGAACTGCTCCGGTGGAACCATAAGTACCGGCAGATACATCTGTTGTTTGGTTTACGTTTGACCCAGTACCATATAGAGCCATTGAACTTTACTCTCCCTTGTGTGTTATTATTTATGCAGAGAAGATTATACTTCTTCTAGCATGAATCTGTATGATTTACCATTTCTTCTATTCTTCAAGAATAGATCATGTTCTCCCTCTTCAATCAAGTAAGAACCCCATGATTGGTCAATGGTGTTACCACCTTTCCATTCATTGTTCAAGTCAATATCAGAACTGTATACGTTAGCCCAGCGTGTTCCACTTGAACCTAAGTTCTGAGTACCGTTGGCAGAAGGTATAATACTACCCGCCATAGTCAACGTACCAGTAAACGTATCAGAAGTATCTGATCTTAAGAAGGAAGCAGAACTGATACCATCAAGAGTATCAGCATCAAGACCTGATCCAGATCCGTCAACAGTCTTGATAAGGTTCAAGATTTCTGATGCTGTCTGATCGGCAGTCGCTGCACTCTCAATTCCGTCTAATTTTGATCCATCACCAGCAACGTCACGCCCATCAACTGTACCTGATACAGTTATGTTACCAGTAACAGCAAATTGTCCGGCAGTTCCAACATAAACTGTTGTGTTATCAGCCGTACCTGTGATTGTACCGTTTGAACCAGTATCTGTTACAGCAACGTTAGTATCTAAAACTGCGATTGTTGTGCTATCAACTGCTGTTGATGATGTGTTTGTTACACGACCTTTTGAGTCAACAGTAATGATTGGAATTGCAGTTGCAGAACCAACTGTTCCGGCAGATACACCTGAGTTTGCAAGTGTAACCACACCACTAGCACTAGCAGTAAGATCACTTGATGCAGAAGACCAAATGTATTTCTTGACTCTAGACATGTCGGAACGTCTATTTGTTCCACCACCTCCATCATCAATTAGCATCTCGTCAGCATCTACAATGTCAGCACCTATGTCTGTACCACCATCTATATTGACTGATGCTAGATCAACGACAACTGCTGAACTCAATGCTGTTGCACTAAGTATCTGAGTGTTATTGACCTTCAATACCTTACCTGATGCAAGGTTTATATTTTCTGATGCACCCCAGTTATCGCCAGTTGCTTCAAAATTCCATGTCTTATCTCCGTCTCCTGAGTCAACAGTCAATCCAGCACCGTCAGCAGCCGCATCATCAGCAGCTCCTGTTGCAACTTGGAAGTTTTTGTCATCTATAGCAACTGTGGTACTATTAATGGTAGTTGTAGTACCATTGACTGTCAAGTTACCCGAAACTGTCAAGTTATCATCAACTGTGGTTGTACCACCTGCTGAGTCGATAACTAAGTTTCCTGAAGATGTGTCGATCTCGTTGTTATTGGTGACACCAATTTGAACGTTATCAATACTTGCTCCACCGTTAGCATCAAGAGCACCAGTTATAGTAACACCTGCTGAGAAGGCAGCTGCTTCTGCAACTGTCAATCCGTCAAGTGTGGTTGCACCATCAACATCAAGTGTAGATGAGAAGGCAGCTCCCTCTGCTACTGTTAGTCCATCAAGTGTGGTCGCACCGTCAACATCAAATGTTCCTGTGACTGAACCGTTACCACTAACTGTTATGTTATCAGATACTGCTACAGTTCCACCTGCAGAATCTAATGTAAGATTACCCGAAGATGTTGATACTGTGTTACCATTTACAGTAACGTTATCAGCAGCAATGTCTCCTGTTACAGTTAGAGTTCCAACAATGTTTGTTGCATCTAAGTCTGTTGTGCCATCTACATCTAAGTTTCCGTTGAAGTCAGCATTTCCAGCCAATGTCAAGTTAGATGCCATGTCAACAGCACCGTCAATATCTACAGCATCTAAGTTAGAAGTACCATCTACATCTAAGTTTCCGTTGAAGTCAGCATTACCAGCTAATGTCAAGTTAGATGCCATGTCAACAGCACCATCTATATCAACAGCATCTAAGTTTGTAGTGCCATCAATGTCTATATTACCAGATATATCAAGACTAGCTGCGGTTATTGTTCCTGCGAAGGTAGCATTACCATTGTTGAAAATGGTAGCGTTTTCCCCGATTGGTGTGTCTGCACCAAGAACGTTGACCCCTGCTATCTCAATACCTACGTTGTGTAAGTTAGATGTTCCTGTCTTTACAGTTGTCTCATTGATGGTAACGGTTCCATTACCGAATGATGCGATACCAGTAACACGCATATCGCCACGAACTATGACGTCAGTATTACCTACACCAACTGTTAGTTTAGAACCATTAGCGTCTAGAGTACCAATGATTGCTGCATTTTCATCAACATCTAGTGTATCAATGTGAGCAGTTCCATCAAGATATAAGTCTTTCCACTCTAATCCTGATGCACCTAAATCACGAGCATTATCTGTGCTAGGAGTCAAGTCACTATCAAAACGACCTGTTGCGGTGATAGTATCACTTGTAGCATTACCAAGGTCGGTGTCTCCAGTTACAACAACATTCGTTGTTGTTAAGATAGAACCGTTGAATGTTAAGTTTGCAGAATCCTCTATTTCTCCAGAGGTTCCTGCGATTACTACACGATCATTTGTTAGATCGCCAATTTTAGCAGTATCTGCTAGTAATGCGTCAACGTTTGCGGTGCCATCAATGTAAATATTTCTCCACTCTTGGGTAGAACTACCCAAATCATAAGTATTATCATCATCAGGTATAATGGATGAATCAACATCTGCACCAAACACAACATTATCCGACGCTGAGTCTCCTAAAGTTAGTGTTCCTCCATTGAATGTTGTAGTACCTGTAACCTCAAGGTTACTGTACATGAAAACATCTGCTGCGAATGTAGAAACTCCAACGTGAGAAGATAGACCGGCAACAATTTGTTGGTTCTTTCCACCTACTTTAGCCAGTTCTCTTGCCCTAGACATAGTTTAATATCTCAGTTAGATTAGTTATATGTATTTATACCACTTTTATCCTAAACGCTAATCTTTGTGTTATTTCTGGCGCAGATATCCTTGGTGGACTTGCTGTATGTGTGGTATTATGCTTATAAACTATGATACGACCTGGTTTATTACCAACAACTTTCTCCGGCCATCCTAAGTCATACTTACGTTTCCAGTGCTTTGCACCTGTCACATCATCATTGAAAAATGTCAGTTCACCTCCCCAATCAGGTTGCCACACTTTATTCAATACGAACAATACAGTATAATAAGAGTCTTCTGGATTTGCTTTGGCATCTGTATCCTTGTGCATTTGACCACTTCTCTCCCCTATCTTATCATTCTTCATAGGGTCTGTAGAACGACCATTTAGGTAGCAAGTGAAATCAGTTATTGAACTTGGCACGTCATACTTATCGTAATAAGACTCGCCATTTATAAAATAACCATTGGGTCCTGACAGTCCTGCTTTGATTGACTCCGCCAGACCAGCATCTAAAGATGCTTTACCACCAAATATCTGAGTGTTGATACTATCAAAAATATCGTATGCTTCTTTACTATGTCTCTTGGTGCTGGCATCATCCCAACCAATAGGATGTCTGTACATAGAGAATCTAAACAGAGATAACATGTCCTCTATTGGTGTCTCTGTACCTAAAATATGTTTACTACTACTCTTCCCTGATAGGTTAGGGATATATTCTTGAATGGAGACTTTTCTTGGTACTCCTGTTCTTTGTAATTGTTTCTTCTCGTCTATCAAAGGAGTTATACCAACCCACTTACAATACCAACTCATTTTTTGAGCAGCATCATACATGGCATGATGTAATTCCTCGCTGACAAGCCCATCATAGACTTCTACGTCAACCATCATATACCTCTGTTGATATATTTAGTCTTTGATTTTTATCCTGAAAGCAACCCGTAGTGACATCTCTTCTGCATCTATTCTTGGTGCCATAGTACTATGAGTAATATTATGTTTATACACTATAATACGACCTGGTACATTACTAACCACCTTTGAAGCCCATCCCAAATTATATCCTCTCTTCCAATGTTTTGACCCTGTATCCTTGTCATCATAATATAACAAGTCTGCACCCCATGTAGGATACCACTCCAAGTTAGCAATGAACAATACAGTATAATAAGGATCTTCTGGTTTTGCTCTAGGATCTGTGTCCTTGTGCATTTGTCCTGATCTTTTACCAATACGATCACCAGACATAGGGTCAGTAGATCTAGCATTGATGTAAGAAACGAAACCATTTCCTACTTTGTTCTTTGGAACTCCGTACTTAGTATAATAATCTTCTCTGTTCTTATAATAACCCTTGAACCCTGACAGTCCATTGATACCCTCTTTCAGTCCCTCATCAAGAGATCCTTTTCCATCTAGTAACGTATCGTTGATAGTATTCCATAATTTATATACTATGTTAGAGTAGAAGCATGTGCTTGCATCATCCCACCCAATAGGATGTCTGTACATACTAAAACGGAAGAGATCAACCATATCTGATATGGCAGTTTCTTTTCCTAAAATGTGTTTACTACTAGTCTTCCCGTCAATTGCAGGAATATACTCATTTATTGTTTGAGTTGTCCTGTTGTGAGTCTCAATTCCTATCCACTTTGTGTATAACGACGCACCTTGAATCCAATCATAGACCTCACGATGCAACTCTTCGTCAATAACACCATCAAAGATCTGAAAATCTTCCATAAGTTACAGCAAAATTATTAAGTTGTATCGAACTACTACTGGCAGTTGTTCTGTGTGCCTAAACCGTAATGATTACCGTTTTGATTTATATATGCAATTAGGTATATTGCACATCTAGCAATCTAGGATACAGGGGTTAGTGATATTTTATACTTCTTACCTGTGAGATTATTTATCATGAATATATCATCCTTTCCTTCTTGAAGTGTCCAGTTTCCTTCACTTCCATCTACGGAATTACCGCCATTTCCTACGTTACTAAAATGCATATCAGCAGTATATACGTTTTGCCATCTGCTGCCCACAGCACCTAAATTTCTTGTTGCATCTGCGTCTGGTAACATATTACCATTCAACGTAACATCACCTACACTTATGTTAGGAACACCCGTTAGACCTGTAGCATTACCACTCAATGTGGCAGCTGTCAGCGTGTTAGTGCCTGGGTTGTATTTGAGTTCTACGTCAGTTCTTACATCCTCATTACCAGTTGCAGTATCTACGAACGTGACGAAATGATCAGCAGCTGTTGTATTAGTTGCAGTCAACTCGACTTTATCAGCAATCACACTGGTAAGTGCTGAACCATCAACTGCTGCTAATGCTCCTGTAATCTGTCCGCCAGGTACATTTGTTAGTCCACTACCAGAACCACTAAAGGTTCCTGATGTTGTGATACCTGATATCTTCAACCCTGCTTGCGAGAAGACTGCTACTTCTGTGTTATTGACAGTAATAGTTGTCTTCAACGGTGCAGTTTGAACTTGTGTGTTTGTATCTTGTATCGCTGTCGCATCTATTCCTGAAAGGTTTGATCCATCTCCATAGAAATGCGATGCTGTTATAATACCACTGGCATTGACTGTGGTAGCACCAAGTTGACCTACAGTAGAAACACCTGATGAGTTTATATCACCAGTTACATCTCCTACTAATCTTCCGGTGAATCCGGAGCCTCCGACTCCATCAATCCCTGCCACAAAACCACCAGCACTAGTGGTAAGACCAGATACATTAATATTGGTTCCATTGAAAAACGCTACGGTTGAGACGCCAGCAGAATTGAGTGATCCAAGAAATCCAAAACTACCGACTGGGGCTACGAACCCTTGTGATGTTGTTATAATACCAGTTGCCTGAACTGTCTCTACAAAGAATTGATCGGCTGTTGATATACCAGATGAATTGAAATCTCCTGTAAGATTTCCTGTGACATCTCCTGTTACATCTCCGACAACATCTCCAGTGACATTTCCTACAACGTTTCCAGTTATATTACCATAAAAACCTGCACTTGCGGTAACTCCAGCACCAGCTAAATCACCTTTGAATCCTAACGCTGATGTTACTATACCTGTTGCATTGATATGTTCAAACTCGCCTGTTACTCCAAATGATGCTATACCCACTGAAACTTGATTTGCAGTTAGTCCTGCACCTATTCTCAATGTTCCTACATTACCAAATCCAAATGTGCCATCTGCGTTCTGTATGTTAGTTCTCGCATCAGCAGCAGAGAATATACTAACAATACCAGTTACACCTGGCTCTTGGTAGAACGATAATCCGGCACCCACTTTGAATGTCGTAATACCTGTGGCTCTAGTAAAGTTACTAGCATCCATTACGTCGTTGGTTGACCTGTTTATGGTCATTGTAGCGATACCAACCTCGATACCACCACCCAGATCCAACTTCATCTGGTTTACAGTAACACCGTTACCTCTGAAATTCAATTTAGTAATTGAACCAGCAAAACCAGTCGGTGTTATCTCATCTTTCTGTACTTCTATACCTTCTACACTTCCTGATGGTGCACCAGAAGGTGCAGCCCAATATCTTTCTCCCTCAGTAGTACCATAAAGTACAAAGTTATTATTATCAGGCAACCCCAAGTTAGGTTCCGCCTCTTCCAATCCTAGGAAAGCAGGTAGACCTGGTGTTTGTTTTCTATGTGTTGATAGTCCAGCGTAGGATGTAACCCCAACCTTCCCAGATAATAATCTCATGTTACTTTGCGTTCTCTAGTATACTAATAATACACTTCATAGTGTTGTTATTGTCTCCCTCAATTTTCAGGATATCTCCTGTTTCCATAACAAGACGACCCTCAATGAATGACATTGCATCCTGATGAGGTATTCTAGCGTTTTTGACGATTTCTGTATCAATTGATGATCTACTGTGCTTGACAGTAAATGATGTAATTGATGAACCTTGTCCGACGTTTGATACGTTACCGTATATGACAAGTGATGCTACACCAGGAGGGCAAGTGTATATACCCACTGCTGCGTCAGTCACCACATGTGTAATCGTTCTGAATTTATTTAATGGTATTGCAGCCATTTACATTGGTCCTCCTAATGCTATTATCAATGGTGTGAGTGTTGCTTGGATACTCTTATTGAATGAGTCTCCGGTTATAGTACCAGTTTGTTGGTTGATAGTAAAACCATCTCCAACCTTTAGATTTCCTCTCTCATCGGTAGATGTATAAACAACTCTACCTCCATCCTCAGATACTATTTCATTCTCTGGTACTGTAACACCACCGTTTCTAGGTAGTGCAGCTGGTATGGTATGACCCGAACCAACATATTCAAATGTGTAGGATGATGCAAGAATCAATGATTGTCTTGCAAAAGGAACCGTAGATCCAACTCCAACGTTAGCTGGAAGAGTTTGATCAATCGTTACTGTAGAAACACCAGCAGTAACAGGTGTCGCACTATTTATAGTAAAATAACTAGGTCCAATCTCAGCAGTGGCGAGTGCAGTTATACCAATACCAGGTGCTGCTATTGAAACTGTCGGTGTGGATCTGTATTGAGATCCAGTTGCGAACATATTGATAGCAGTTATACTACCAAAACCACTAACAACTGCTGTTCCTTCTGCTTTCGATCCATTAGGTCCGGACGGGTTGTCTATACTAACAACAGGAGGATTAGCAGAAGTGTAACCAGAACCTGGATTTGTTACGTTTACCTTTATTATTTCATTAAACTTCTCACCAAGATATAATACCTGTCCTGAGTATGGTCTCTGTGTCAATCCTGACACCACCAAGATGTTATCTTCTTCTACTGCTGTTGCTGTAAGAATACCTGTCTGAGTGACCGTACCTATTCCTGATGCAACTAAACCAAATGTACCAAAGGAGGAGTTAGAGTTGTTGAGGTCACACTGTCCACCTGATGTACAACTAACTGCATACTCATCACATACAGTGAATATTGAAACCAACTGTGCATAACCATCATTAGATATAGTAACACCGATACCACCTTGGTTATACTGTGTATATGAATCAACAACCATTGACTTAGTGCCATTGGTATGATCTCCATTTATCCTCATACCGATGCTATCAGGTACAAAGTTTGTACAGTTTCTAACGTAAGGAGACTGAGTTATAATACCACTAATACGAGCATGACTACCTGCATCTCCTACATTGAATGTTATAGTATCATTGGTATGTGATGTGATAGCAGTAAATATACCAGCTATTGGGTCGGATGCTCTTGGATATGGATGGTTAGTAGCATAATAATCCATCTCACACTTGAAGTTTAGTGCTGCAGTTACAATGCCCACTGTGTTAGAGTTGTTTAGCCCGTGTCCTGCGGACGTCACAGTAGTAACACCTGATGTTGGATCGTACGATATCGCTGTAGGTGTTAGTGCGTTACCAGCATGCCAGTTAGGTCCTACCTTGACACTATCCACGCCCTTTACAATACCAACATTGACAGTTATGGTATTACTTGTGAATGATGAAATAGTAAGAGCAGTATTGTGTGCTGGATCTCCTGCTCTTGGATAAGTATGACTTGTTGCGTGGTTATCAGCATCGCAGGTGAAGGATAACTTATCAGTTCCTATGGTTATAGTATTATTAGTATCAAGACCATGACTGTTTGATGTCAAGACTAACACACCAGTCAGTGGGTTGTAAGCTGCTCCCTGAACTGCACCTGTCCCACCACCTGTAACTGTGTACGCATCAGCAACTGTTCCACCATTATATGTGTGAGTTCCTGTATCCTTGTTCCATCTATGATTGTTGACAACACCACCTGGTGGGAATGTTACCATTGCTGCTGTGTTCGCTGCACCAACAAATGACATGTTCTGCAGTAAAGCACCGTTATGTACCTCAAATAGATCCTGTCCTATATTTGAAGGCATGATCTGAGTATTTCTTAGATCATCTCCATCTATTGATACGTTTCTTGGTACGAAGATTGGGTTATTCTCTGGATATATACCACCTGCTACTCTTATAACATCACCTGCTTTTGCTACTCCACACGCTGCCTTGACAGATCTCTTAGCAGTTGATAGAGTCTTACCATCAGCAGTGTCATCTCCATCTTCCGCAACATAATATATGTTGAGTGTTGACGCACCAGCACCAACCCATTGTGTCTTACCATCATTATCTGCTGCTAGTACTGATCCACCAGCTCCTACTGTAGCATTAGAGTCACGAAGAACTCCATCAATTATTACCTCTCCCTTGACATCTAAAAGATATTCTGGTTGTGTACTACCAATACCTACTCTATTAGTAGAATCATCATATACTAATTGACCTGCACCACCAAATTTTCCGTCGGATTTTTTATACTGAACCTGTGTTTTTAATCCCGATGCGTCTGTCTGTATGTCCGCACCAGCAGACCATGAAACACCAGTTCCAACTGATATAAGAACGTTATTATTTGCACCAGCACCCTCGTTGCCATCATATAATTTCTTTCTTATAATAAGATCTTTATTGAAGTCAATGTCTTTACCAGGTTGAGTACTACCAATACCCACCTGCCCAGCTGCTACGACTCCATCGAAATTGGCAGTGAGTGCTACATCTAAACCGTATTTTGGATCAGTTTTACCAATACCAGTTCGGTTAGTGTCAGCTTCAACTACTAGAGCGTCATCTCCGACCTCTAGACCTTTTTCAACTGCAAATTTCTTATTGACTGACGCCATTTACAAATATTCCTTGGTATGTGTATTTATCAACTAATTCGCATGATATATGCGATAGCATAATATGGAGGTAAGTTAGCGTTAGTAGCACTAACACCTTGACTGTCAATGGATAGTCCAGTTGATACTGATTCAGTATCTGCTGTGAACCCACTCAACCTATCGCCATCAGGACCACCACTTTGTTCTAACTCATTTAGAATGCCATGGTTGGTTGTATTTGTAGTACCACTTGACTGATAATTATTACCAATTGAATTGTCCTGAGGTGCTGCAAATGCATAATTGTGTTTGTGTCCAGTCTCTGTAGTAGAGTGTTGGTGAGATACAACCACTGCGTCAGCACTACCACCTGTGCTGTTGTCAGCATATTCACTACCTCGACCTACGATGAACCTGTCAACTAGGTTAGGAGTTCCATTACTACCATTACATAGAGCCCAGTTCGCTGGAACTGCAGCATCATTTCCAGACCACATTATAATACCACCGATAGGTATAGTACCATTTCCAACGAAGTCAGAAGCAGTAACTGTTCCACCTGCAGTAATGTCATCTACTGCGTTTATATCGTCAGTAGATGTAATCTGTTCTGCAGTTAGTGTCTGTGTGATTGTAGCGTTTTGCTGTACTGCTAATGTGTTAGCAGTAAGTGTCGCACCTGAGAATACAAGTGAGGAACTATCCTGTAGTTCACCATTTGCACCTGCAAATGTAACTCTAGTCTCTGTAAGATCAGAAATCTTAGCACTTCCTGCAACCAATCCAGTTGAGAATGTACCAACACCTGATGCTACTACGTTACCTGCAAGACTCGAATCACCAGTAACATCAAACACTCTGCCTGATGTATTCTCTGCGATGCCGATTCCCATCTTATCAACAGCATATGAATCGGTGTGATCGTATGATATGAGACCAAACTTCTTCCATGGTTGAGTTGGATCAGAAGTTCTCACCCATCCTAAGTATCCACCAGCGTCAAATGTTGTATTGATTATTATCTTATCAACAGATGATGTAGGTGCTGCTTGGTTAGAACCATTGACACCAACAATAACACTATTTCCTACGTTACCTGATCTATTACCCTTGAGTTCAATATCAACTACCTCAGTATTACCTAAACTATAGAAGTTGGAGTTGACTGATAGTTCATCTAAAGTTAGAGTACTTGGTAGTGCTGATGCTGAACTACTATCAAACTCAGTGATAGTTGACTTCTCCTCACCAGTAATAGCATCAATTCTTTTTCTACCAACGTAGAACTCACCCTTATCATTCATTCCAGAGTACACAATTGTACCACCTCTGGAGGTAGTTGCCTGTGCTAATAACTGTTCACCATCATCCAGAACTCTTGTCTGAGTCTGTGGTAATGAAGTTGAATAGTTACCTGGACCAAAACCAACGTACTCAAACGTATGTCCTGATGCTCTGATCGTACTATGACGTCTTGCTTCTACAGGTAATACTTTGATCTTCACCGCAGCAGCATAGCGTGGGTGTGATGTGGCATTCGTACCTAGTGCACCTCTAGCAATAGATGTGGTAGCATTTGTTGTGATACGAACTATCTCGTTCTCAATCTGTAGATAATCACCTCTTCTGAGTTTATCGTGACTTTGTACAGATATACTAGTAGTAGTGGTAGTAAGACCAGATACTAAGTTAGTTGTTGTACCACCATAGATTGATATTGCTCTATTCTTACCCTTCAGTCCGATTCCATTACCATGTCCAACACCACCTGATGTGTATGATGGAGATGAACCAGCATCGATAAGAACTGATAGTGATGAACCATATCCTATTCTATCTTGTATAGGGAATGTTCCATTATAAACTGCTGCACCACCAGTGATACCAGATAATACTATCTGATCTCCACGTCTTAGTCCTATGTCTCTGTTTAATGTAACTGTTGCTATACCACTTACAGTATCATGAACAATATTGTTTACTGCTGTTGCAACACCAACGTGGTACATATAACCACCAGTTGACCCAACAGATATGTTACTTTTCTCGTAAGTTATCTTATTGGGGTCATTTATATTACTAATTCTATGTAATCCATTATAACCATCGCTTCCTACACCAACTATTTGTATAACATCACCAATATTATTATCAATAGCAGAAACTGTTACCTGACAATCAGCACCTGGTGTTATGAAGGGAACTCCCTTCACAGTAAGAACATCTCCTACGCTGTATCCTGTACCATGATCTACTAGATCGACTGCAGTGATGGTTGCTGCTGCAGCAACGGTGACATCAGCAGTTGCACCTTTACCACTACCACCAACAAGATCCACACTGAAGTAGAACTCAGCTGAACCAGAGTTTGTACCGTACTGTGTACCACCAGTTATGTTACCAAGATTCAATATACCATTAAAACCATGGTCAACTTCGGTGAATGCCGATGCATCTGTCCCGCTAATGCTGGTGGTTGTTAGTCCTATACCAACACCTGTGTCCTCTATTATATTAAGACTGGTCTCTTTTGTTATACTATGAGCAGGATCACTACCTTCTACCTGACCTATCGTGCCTCTAAGAGCGTATGACTTAGTTGCTATTGGATCATCAACTGGATTATCTAAACTTACTACTGGTTTTAGGTCGTTGACATTCTGTGGGAATCTATTTGCTCCAATGTCAAATGGTGCAACCTCAGGTATATTATTATAAGATAATAAAGTAAGATTGTATATACCATCTTGACTACCCTGTCTATGCTCCTGAACAACCTCATGGTTGAATATCTGATAAGCATTACCATAGTCCTTCCTTACAAAATAAGGAGAGAATGTTCTACCTGAACCAACAATGTTATTATTATGTAAGGTATAAGGAATACCAGTGGTGATAGTTGACATTCCACCAGGATTAGTTCCTATACCAATACTAAATGTCTTCTTATCATTGATAGATAAGACTTCAAATACACCATTATAACCTAAGTTTGATGTTCCAGAAGTGTTATTAGTTGACCTGACTCTATTGACTTGAATAGTCTGTCCTCTCTTCAACCTGTGTGGGAACTTAGTGGTTACAATACCAACATTACTACTCCATGATGCATGGATGATATTAGTATCATTCCTTAGATCAAGGTCATTATTGAGGTTTGTGTTATCATTTTGGAACTTATCATCATCAATAACAGTACCACTATCCTGTATAACATAACCATTTTGTGGTGGTGATGCGTTTGTTGCACCCTCAGGTATAATATACTGAGCTCTGTATATCTTCTCTATATCTCTTCTATTATCTACCTTTCTCTTGATGAATGTATTTGTAGTCTCAGGAGTTATATTTGATTGGTTCTGAGTTATAAAAGTATGAAGTTGGTTACCAGAGTCTACATTCAAATGCCAACCAGTTTCATCCCACTGCAGTGGGTGACCTGGATCTCCTGCAATCTTACTCTCTACATCAGATGTAACAGTTATGTTACCACCCAAGTTGTTGATACCTGTTATAGAATTGTTTGCTAGTGCATTATTCTTTGTTGTCGCAACCTTGATCTGATTAGCATCAAGTGATGCTGTTATAGCAAAGTAAGTCTTCTTATGTTCTATACCATCAGGAAGAGATCCTGTGTCAGAATTGAACTTGATTGATTCACCTTGGAACAGGTTATGATCTGCTCGTAGTGTTATAACATTACTTGTTATACTATTGATACCTGATGCCCTACCAACAAAATGCTCTTTCTTACCAGAAGGTCCTACCCCTGTAGGAACTGTCATCAAGACATTTGCTGTTGATGTAATACCAGCAATAGTAAGACTTATTGTCTCCCCTGACCTATTACCTACAGTGTAGATTGAAGTCTTATCACTAGGTACGGTATCTTTATTCTTATATCCTCTGATGTATAACTTATTACTTGACGCTGCAACTGTATCTTCTACGTCTATCTTCAACCAGTTGAAGTTGATTTCGTTTGTATAGTTCTTCTGTGCTGGTACAATACCTGTGATGAATCCTTTGTCATCTTTATTGAACGCATCAAACTTGAATCCGTCTGCACCTAACGCTTTCTCTCCGAAGTTTGAGTTAGAGTTAGTAATAGATGAGTCTCCACCTGACTCACAAATGAAGTGTCTACCACAACCTACAGCAAATGTAGATACTAATTGTAATACAGCATCATTAGATGCCTTGATGTGGAAACTTTCGTGAGTTGGTTTATGGATCGCAAATGAATCAGTATGAAGTGTGGATGAATCACCTAATGCTGCTTGGTCTTTATACGTTCCAGATACTGAGTCATACTTTACGAATACTGTATCGTCTTTGTTTAGTGATACACCCGTAAACTGGGCAGCAACCATAGACTTGAATCCAGATGCTTTCGCACCATCAGCCCATAGTCCGTTCATACCAAATACAGACCTGACTGAACAGTTGAAAATATATGGAGATGAAGATGCTACAGTGTCACTCTCAATGGTAGCTGTCGGTGACAGCCCAGATAAGTTTGGTGTTGCTGTAGATGCTGGTGCACTTGTTACACTATAAGTGAACAACGTATCACTGAGGATCTGAGTAACAATATGAACACCATCATACTCTGTACCGTTTACATTACCTGAACCAGCTACGCCCTTGATTATAACGGGAGTACCCACGTTATAGTCATGTGGTTCTGCTGTTACAACTGAAACAACTGTGGTGGCAGTAGATGATGATGGGTTTACACCTGAATATATGTCCTCAATCTCAATAGCACCGATCTGTGATAGTTCACCAACAATTCTTGATTCGTCTGTTACCTTCTCAAAGTCTGAGTTGCTAGTATATGATGGTATAGCACGACCAGAACTGTTACCAAATGCTAGAGTCAACTTAGCATAGTACATGTCAAGGTCAGTAATATCCTTACCTGTGACTACATTCTTACCATCAGCAAACTCAAATGCAGTTAGTTTATGGTGTGAGTAGTTTGGTTGATATACTGATGTAGTATAGTCCTTGTAGATTCTATCAGCAGGGTCACCATCAAATATAGTTACTTCTCTAAAGTAGCAACCACCAGTTACACGGAAGATTGCACTTGTGTTTATGTTAGCGTTATTTGGGTCTGGTATAAACTTAGGTCTTACCTTAGTCTTTCTAAGATCCATACCAACTATGGATGTACCACGAGGTAGTATGACACCACCATGTATAGAGTTGAACTGATACAGTACGTTGTTAGCGTTCTGCACATCAAACTCTGTACCAATGGAGAACTCATTTATTGCTTGGTTAGATCCGTTGATATCAGTGACTGCACCAGCAGTATTGATTTGATATCCTGGTCTATTATCAATATAATGAATACCCGGTGCTACTACGATAGTAGTTTTATCAAACTTATCGTTATCTTTACCTAACTGATATGAAAATCTCGCAGATTCTAGTAGTGCCCTTTGTATTGTTTTGAAGGGTCTAGTCCTAGAATTACCTGTGTTACTTATATCATCAGTCGCATCTAATTCCTCAGGATTAACATATAGAACGTTACCCTGTATATTTTTTAGAAAATTTTCAAGTCTACTTAACGGCATTACCTATAAATCCTGACACCAATTCCTCAACCTATTTAGCAGCCATCGTCATTGTGTTTTGTATGTAATAGTAAAAAGTCTATTTCCTCTTGATCTAAGTCGTCGTCTTTAGTTTCTTTTTCCTTTACTTGGGGTTTAGTCATCGAATTGCTAATCTTTTGATTAATGGTATCAAATCGCCTTCTACCTTTGATACAACATTATCTATAACATTTACATCGAGGTGCATAAAAGGAGGAACTATACCCAATACTCTTAGTAGTCCATCAACAAACAATGCAAGGGTTGTAAAACCCAGTATCATACTAATAATAGTTGCTTCTCTATTATGCTTCGCCATTGATGCTTCATCAATACGACGTGCTTCTGCTAATGCTGCTGATATTAATTTATCCACTTCCTTCTTTGTATAGTAGGAAGATTCTAACTTTAACTTGACAACATCAGTTGTTGGCAAACTCTTTACTAATTTGTCGATCATTGTCTTTTTCTATTAGTGTATGTATTTGACTTCTATCTCTTCATCAATCTTTTTTGCGGTTTCTGTGATTTTCCACACATGCATGAAGTCATCTGCATTATCGCAATCAATATTCTTCACGCAACCATCTGAACCGAATATTCGGAACGATGCTCTAGGTATATCAATTTCTATCGTACTTACGTATTCGTCAGTAAACATGGTAGGAAATGCTATTTTGTCTATTATACCATTAATCCTTAGTATTGCAAATAATCATGTATGTTCCCTTGATAGGTCCACTGGCAGCATTTTTTACAGTTGCTTTACGCCCATAGTGTATATTCTCAACGTATAGTTCTTGGAATGTACCATGTGGGGTAATCATTATAGTAAGACTGTCAAGGTTTAGCTTATTATTCCATGCTTTAGGGAAATTTATGACCCCATCTGCTGGAATATCGCCTTTGTCTCTTACAGCACTCCCCATGGTTGCATGATCTCCACGTTGTTCTGCCATTGGTGGTTCCTCCTCTTGGATGTAAATTTTGGCTTTGTCGATTCTTATTTTATGATATGTCTCACCCCAAATTTTTAGTTTGGAGCCGTCACCTTTACCGTTCATTATTCAAATGATTGAGTATTACTATAGTTACCCATCTTTGTTTCTATTTCTTCACCATCATTTAGGTTAGCGATAAGGAAATACCATCCTTGAATAGTTCCTCCGGCAGCATTTCTAACGATTGCCTGTCTTCCATACTGTATAGACTCAACATATAGTTGTTGATAAGTCTTGTATGGAGTTAGTATGATAGAAATAGTATTAGTTTTAATCTTGTTTGCCCAAGCTGTTGGGAATTCAATAACGCCATCAGAAGATAACCTACCTTTCGCTCTTACAGCTAGGTTATAGGTTTTTGATGATGACTCCAAATTGACTGACATTTTATTCCTTTGAATATTTGTTTTACTATTTATTATCTGGCGTATGCAGGATCGTCATAGTTCTCATCTGGGTAGTCGTTGTAACTGTCTCCCTCATATTCCACCACAAGTGGGTTCACATCCTTCCTCTCACCATAAACATGATAGAAGCAATCAGTCACACCCTCAAGAGTTATCTTACTATCATCCCACTCCTTTACTATTATATCCTGTGCTGCTCCTACTGGTTGTGTCTGTACAGTAATAGTGTCAGTCACCACAAGATCTTTCCAATAATCTGGTAGTGCAATCTCATTATCCTGAGTCCTACCTCTGAAATATACACCAACCTCAGGTCCTTCAAGACAGGCATATCTCAGTCTGTGACCCTCACCCTTGGTAGGATGAACCATATCAAATGGTTTTGGTTTAGCGTCAGCAACACCAAATCTGGCAGCGAGTCTACCCTTATTACCACAATCTACAGCACCTGTGACATATACATCTCCATCAATATAGACTGCATTTACTGCTTTCTCGCCATTTATCTCTACATCACCCTCTACCTGCAACGCTCTACCAGATACGCCAGGTGCAAAACCTCCTAAATCAGTACCTATGTTGAGTGTTCCTTTTGCGAAACCACCCTTATGTTTACCAATAAATGCAGGTCCTGATGCAGCAAGAGTACCAGTAAATGGTTTGTCACCATCTAGTGTATCTACTGATTGATCGACATGAGGTTCGGGACCTATAACGATCTTACCTGAGTGAATGTCTGGTATATTCATTCTTGATACTTGCTAATAAGTTTTTTGAGTGTGGGTGGTATTATCTTAGAGTTGTTCTCATGTACATGAACAAATCCTCCTTGAAGGATATGTGCAGCACCAGATTTTGCTATAAGATTTTGTGTTGCCACCACTTGAACGTTATGTCCTTTTAGTTTAGCAGTCTTTTTCGCCTCTGCAAAGAAATCCTGCTGTGCTGTCAATTTTATATTACCCTCAACAGCATCCCTTGCTGTCATGACAATCTTTTTGGCATTGACATTGAATTCACCACCACATTCTATATTGAAGTCACCATCTACCAATATATTCAGAGGTCCTGTGCCTTGCTGAACAATATTAGAACCAGGATTCTCTGTTTCCTGTCCTAGTTTAGATCGCAGTTCCCAACCACCATCATCAAAGAGTCTGAGTGTCGCATCTGAACCAGCTTTTATCTGTATGTCAGCTTTTCTGACTACATGGAGATCTTCTTCACCTATTCTAATCTGCCCGTCTTCGGGATGATTTATAATATACGGAGGAAACTTAGACATTATGAACCTCTAGGGCAGTCAACAACTGTAAGAATTTGTGAAGGAGGTACGACTGGATCACTGTACTCAGATACAGGAACGAATGTAGTAATCGGTCTCACTTGTGCACCATAACCAGTTTTGCTATTTATTGAAAGTTGAGGTATATTTTGACCTAATGAACAACTTCCAGTTGATCCCACTATTCTACCATTCTCTATCACAGGTGTCAACACACATCCATCAGGTGTTGTTATAGTATCACCTTCCTCATATCCTGTACCTGTGCTTATGATATCAAGTTCTTTTATTTGTCCTATCACCTGCTCCCCATCACTTCCACCACCTAGATAACCATCACCTGGATTTGTTATAACAACATTTTCCAATACCCCATCCTTTATTATTGCTACACCTGTAGCACCTAAACCATTACTACAATTATCAATGAAAGTTACATAAGGTTGTTCTGTAAATCCTAAACCTAGGTTACTCATCTGGACACCAACTATACTACCAGTATTATTGACAACTGCTTGAGCAAATGCACCAATACCACCACCACCGAATATTTCTACACTAGGAGGTTGACATGTCTTAGGGTCATATGGATTACAAGGACCTGCTAGTTGTTCCATCTCACTTGTAGAACCATCAGAATCTCCAGTCAATCCAGGGAACATACCACCAACTAAACCATCAACACCACTGTCTATCTTACCAAGAAGACTTGTCATTCCCACCATCTTCTGGAAGTCTAAAGCATTCTTACTATCAGGACCTTGATTCAATTTCCAGTCAGTTATACCTGGATCACACTCAGATCCCTCACATTGTAGTAGATTGAGTAATTCCTGAATGCCACCAAATGCTTTACCCATCATACCTGAGAAACTAGGGATAGAAATGCCAGTAAGACCTCTCATCATAGTAAGAAAAGGTGCTATTCCTTTCTTTATCTTATCAAGAATGTTAGAGAATAGTCCAGCAAGAAATTGCTCTGCAGCACATAACGGGAAGTTGAGTAGTTTACCTAGAAGAGATTTGATAAACTTAGATATTGTATCCTTCAAACCTTTCATCAAATTCTGTAATAGACAATAGATACCATCTTTCGCTTCCTCTATACCAAGTTGCTTTGAAAGAAAATTGGGATCTAAGAAGTCTAATTTAGATTCTATCCCTTTATCAATCTCTTTGAATAACTCTGATCTTGCTCGACTTATAACACCAGACATACTACCAGCCATTTTCTGTGCTGCTCTGTCTACCAATTTATCTACATTTACAAGTGTATTCAATACAGGGTCAATGTATCCGTCTTTTACCTTCTCCAGTTTACCAATCGTGTCCATCAAACCAGTCAATGCCTTTGATGCATCACCCATCTCAATTTTAGGTATAGTACACTCAGTTGCTTTTACAAGTGTGAGTACCTCATTATTCTTTTCTTTACCAATAGTATTCTTACCTATGAGTTTATCATTATTGTCTGGTATACCACCTATCTTAGTACCCCCACTCTTTACTTTAGTGGGTGTACCTAGTGCAAGCACAGGATCTACTGAGACTGGAGAAAAACCAGAAGTTGAATTTGATACAACATCATCCCAAGTCTTAATATCCTTTATATTTTTGTGTGCGTATAATGAACCAATAACTATAGGTTGTTGTGCTTCTATTCCATCAAGAAAGAAACCCACTACAGTTTCTCCACCCTGTAGTGTGTTACTTACTCCATAATGGTTGTTACCAGAACCCATCGTGGCTGGCATTAAAAAATGTGCCCACGGTAATTCGTTATCCTCTATGTCCTTGGTAGCAGGATGTTTTCCTAGGATTCTTAGTTTTGCTCTGTAACCGTAGTCATTTGATTGCTTATGATCATCTTTTCTCCACCATTTGTCTACAACTACTTGTCCGACAAACCAGTAGAATCCATCATGCCCAAAATGACTACTCGTTATGGATTCTTGTTCAATCATTAGTCGTCATACACTAAACATTCTGGTTCATCTGGATGTAAGTCGCAGAATACTTCTAAGACATTAGGGTCATGATGATCCCCTGCTTTGATCTCATCCTTGTGGTGCTCTGCATATTCTTCTA